CAGAAGTTGACCGACTTCTTCGCTGACAAAGAAGTTGAGATGCAACAAACAGGTAAGAACGAATACGTTTTAACCTCTGATGAAGTTGAGAATTATTCTGATGCTGACATCAAAAAATCATTTGATACACCAATCAATGACGAAGAATAGATTGACTTAACACACAAAATTTACTATAATAAAGACCACTCAATTAGGGTGGTCTTTTTCTTTTTAGTTAGTTGACTTTTTAGGTAATAAGACTATACTTATTATTGAGTTTAAGAGAAACAATTAACAGAGTAAAAAGAAAAAATTATGGGAAATGCACTCGACGCTGTGTTAGCACAGTATGAACAAAACACCCAACGCAGTGGCGGAGGGAAAACATCAATCTCTCAAGAAGACAGATTGAAAAGATACTTTACAACGTATCTACCAAAAGGAACTAAATCAGGACAGAAAGTTATTCGTATTCTACCTACACCTGATGGTTCATCTCCATTCAAAGAAGTATGGTATCATGAAGTACAAATCGACGGTAAGTGGACTAAACTCTACGACCCAGGTAAGAATGACGGTGAGCGTTCACCACTTACTGAGGTTTATGAAGAGTTGATGTCAACAGGTAAAGACTCAGACAAAGAATTGGCTCGTCAGTACCGTCCACGTAAATTCTACATCGTTAAGGTTATCGACCGTGAGAACGAAGACCACGGACCTAAGTTTTGGAGATTTAAGGATAACTACAAACAAGAAGGTATCTTAGATAAAATCATTCCAATTTGGAAACAAAAGGGTGATGTTACAGATGCTAACGAAGGTCGTGACTTGATTGTTGACTTATCTAAATCAAAAACTCCTTCAGGAATTGAATACACAGTAGTTAAGACTATTATGTATGATGACCCAGCACCAATTCATTCTGACAAATCTCAGATGAAGGAATGGGTTGAGGATGAGTTAACATGGAAAGATGTTTACGCACAAAAACCTGTTGAGTATTTGGAAGCAATCGCAAGAGGTGAAACACCTGTTTGGGATACGGAATTGAAAAAATACGTTTATGGTGACGACACAGAAGTAACATTGGGTGGTTCAGTATCATCTGACTCTAATGTGAAAGTGGAAGACCCACAATCAGGAATGGAAGTTGACACAGACTTGCCGTTCTAAGAATCACTAACATGATGGTGGGGACATTATCCCCACCATCTTTATTTACTAAACAATATGGCAATTAAGAAAAAAGATTTCAAATCGTTGAAGCAGAAATATTCTACTTCAGCAAAGTACAAACCACAAAGGTTTTTAGATTTAGGTGAAGCGTTTTTGGATGCGGTAGGTTTACCTGGTCCTGCAATTGGTCACCTGAATATGTTCTTGGGTCATAGTGATACTGGTAAAACAACTGCATTGGTTAAAGCCGCGGTAGACGCACAAAAGAAGGGTATCCTTCCTGTCTTTATCATCACAGAACAAAAATGGTCTTTTGACCACGCATTAACAATGGGATTCCAATGTGAAGAAGTTGTTGATGAGGAAACGGGTGAATTGGATTGGGACGGATTCTTCTTATTTAACAACAACTTTGATTACATCGAACAAATCACAGACTACATCAATGAGTTATTGGATGCTCAGGAAAAAGGTGAGTTGGAGTACGACTTATTATTCTTGTGGGATTCTGTAGGTTCTGTTCCTTGTAAAATGACTTTTGACGGTAAGGGTGGTAAACAACATAATGCGGCCACATTAGCAGACAAAATCGGTATGGGTATTAACCAAAGAATTGCGGGTTCAAGAAAGGCAACATCAAACTATGAAAATACGTTGGTGATTGTTAATCAACCGTGGGTAGAATTACCTGACAATCCTTTTGGTCAACCTAAGATTAAGGCTAAGGGTGGTGAAGCAATTTGGTTGAACTCCTCATTGGTATTCTTATTTGGAAATCAGAAAAATGCTGGTACCAATAAGATTGCTGCGGTCAAAGACAAAAGAAAAGTTAAGTTTGCAGTTAGAACGAAAGTATCGGTTATGAAAAACCACATCAATGGATTAGGATATGAGGACGGTAAGATTATCGTAACACCTCATGGTTTCTTAGCGGGGAAAGAATCTGCTGAAGAGAAGAAGTCTATTGAAGCTTATAAGTCTGAGCAATCAGAATATTGGAAGAGAGTCATCGGTACAGATGGTGACTACAAATTGGAAGAAGTAAAAGAAGTCTAACCTTTAATTGAGGGTATTTTGACAAAGACATTATTAGTTGACGGAAACAATTTAGTTAAAATAGGATATCACGGAGTAAGAGATTTATACCATGAGGGAAACCATATTGGTGCAATCTTTCACTTCGTGAATACCCTCAAAAAATTCTTAGTCGAGCACAATTACGACAAAGTCATAGTCTTTTGGGATGCGGAGGATAACTCAACATCACGAAGAGAGTTGCTCGAACAATACAAAAGAAACAGAAAAACAAGTCTTAACGAACAACAACAGATTTCATTTGAATGGCAGTTGTCGAGAGTTAAGAAGTATTTGGAAGAAATGTTTATTAGACAAGTATCCATTGATGGGTGTGAGTCAGATGATGCGATTGCTCATTACTGTAATATTTCTGAAGACGAATACAAAACTATATTTTCATCAGATAAGGACCTTACACAGCTTATTTCGGATAAAGTAGAGGTCTACTCACCCAGTCATAGAAAAGTCTATAAGGAGGGAGATAACATCCCTCTGAAGGACATTTCAATACCACACTACAATGTTTCGACATTTAAGATTTTATCGGGGGATAAATCTGACAACATTGATGGTATATACTTACTCGGTGAGAAAACTTTTGCGAAGATATTTCCCGAAATATTGGACAAAGCGACTTCTGTTGATGATATTATAACCCGAGCCGAAGAGTTAAAATCGGAGGGAGACAAAAGAAAAATCTTGGAGAGTATCTTAGAAGGAAAAACTAAAAGGGGGGTTTTAGGAAAAGAATTCTTTGATATTAACAAAAAGGTTGTAGATTTGTCCCACCCAATGATAAGTGATGAAGGTAAGGAGGAAGTCGAACTCTACTATACAGAAGAGTTGGACCCTGAAGGAAGAGGATATCAGAATCTCATGAGAATGATGAATGAAGATGGAATCTTCAAGTACTTACCCAAACAGGATGATGGTTGGGTAGATTTTTTAACACCGTTTATGAAACTAAGTAGAAAAGAAAAAAAACGTTACAAAAACAAAAATTAAGTTATGAAAGAAAAAAACGACGTAACAAAAATGGAATTCCTTTTGATGTTGAATGAAAACATCGTAGTACAACGTTACTTCAACGTTAAAGGGTACAATCCGAAGGCTCGTAAAAGTATTGATGTCATTGAATTTGTTAATGACTTTACTCGTACTTTAACAGGGAGTCTTAAGGCGAGAACCAACATGTATATGTTGGACCACTACAACCAAATTGCGTTGGACCCAAGCATTTTGGACACCTCAAATACTGAAGGTCCAGAAACGTTCCATGTAAAAATTTGCATTGGGGAGGAGACAATTTGTCATAAAATTATTGACGCGAAATTATACCCGCCGAAAATAAGATACACCGTAGATATCCGCCCGCAACTAAAAAGTGTACTTCGTGGTTTGACAGAGCTTTTTTCCTCTGAAGAATTATCTTACGAATACATGGAATATCAGTTAGGTTAACCATATTTATTATTTACCCGAAAGAAATTAGATTGATATGTCAAAAGAAAAAAACTTCGGTTACCTCGGTAACTCCTTCCAAATACAACTTCTAAACAACATCGTTATTGACAAAGACTTTGCCAATTCGATTGTCGATGTATTGGACCCGAAGTACTTTGATAATCAATATTTCAAAATTATTATGCAAATGGTTAAAGAGTACTACGTCAAGTACGAACATACTCCAACATTTGCAACATTGGAACAACTAACGAAGAGTGAAATTTCTTCTCCGATGGCTCAGAAAATGGTTTTTGACATGTTAAAAGATGTTAAAGATGCACCTATTGAAGGGTCAGACTTCGTACAAGAGAAGTCATTGAAGTTCTGTAAACAACAGGAACTTCAGAAAGTGATGGCTAAGGCTCAGAAAATCATTGACAAAGGTGATTTTGAATCTTACGACCACTTAGAGGAGATGGTTAGAGAAGCTCTACAAGTTGGTGAAGTGGATACTGGTACCGCAGATGTATTCTCAAATTTGGATGTAGTATTGGATGACGATTACCGTCACCCAATCCCGATGGGAGTACCAGGTATTGACAACCTAATGAAGGGTGGATTGGCAAAAGGTGAGATTGGAGTTATTCTTGCACCAACAGGTGTGGGTAAGACGACCTTCTTAACAAAGATTTCAAACCACGCATTCAATTTAGGTTACAATGTTCTTCAGGTGTTCTTTGAGGACAACCCGAAGATTATCCAACGTAAACACTTCACACTATGGACAGGTATTGCTCCTGACAATTTATCTAATCACAAAGATGATGTGATGAATAAAGTCAAAGAGATTAAGGAAAATACAAAAAATTCCTTAACTTTGAAGAAGTTACCGTCTGATACCCTGACGATGAATCAAATCAAGAATCAGGTTAGAAAGATGATAGCTGAAGGGAACAAGATTGATATGATTGTTGTGGATTACATCGATTGTATTACACCTGACAAGAACTTGGGTGATGAATGGAAGAGTGAAGGTTCTGTGATGAGAGCGTTCGAAGCAATGTGTCACGAATTGGACCTTGTTGGATGGACAGCAACACAGGGTAATCGTTCTTCAATTTCATCAGAAGTTGTTACCACAGACCAAATGGGTGGTTCTATTAAGAAGGCTCAGGTTGGTCACGTAATTATCTCGGTGGCGAAGTCATTACAACAAAAGGAAATGAACTTGGCTACCATTGCAATTACAAAGTCTCGTATCGGAAAGGACGGGGTTGTCTTTGAGAATTGTAAGTATGATAATGAAATGTTGGTTATTGATACTGAACAGAGTGTTACTTTCTTAGGTTTGGAAGAACAAAGAGAGGAGAAACAGAGGGATAGAATCAAGGACCTCATGGAGAAGCGTAAGCAACGTGAGGGACAACAAAATTAATAAATAATAAATTATGGTTAACAATAATACTATGAATGGTAAAGAAACTCGTTATGTAATTAAGAGAAGTGGTGAACAAGTACTTTTTGAAGCTGAAAAAATTAAATATGCGGTACTGAAAGCTATGAAGTCTATTGGTGAAGTTGATGATGAAATGGCTGAGAAAATTGCAAGAATCACTCGTAAAGGAATTTTCAGAGATGAAAAAGATAAAGTACCTCACGTGGATGAAATTCACGATATGGTGGAGAATAAGTTGATGGACAACGGTCTCAATGATGTTGCTAAAGAATACATCATTTACCGTAAGAACCACGGTCCAAATATCTTTACCAAGAGAACAAATCTTAAACCTTACGAATATCCAAATCTTAATGAATATGTGGATG